GGTTACTTGACCCGTACCCGACTTTCTCTTTAAGAGTCTGTTCAAGTACCGGCAGTACCTTATTGTCCCAAAACTCGGTATCGTTTTCCCAAGTCTTTCTGTAACCAATCTTTTCACCATTGAGTTGAAATGTAGCACCAGTTTGCTGTATAACACCAAACGCTACTGCCATATCAGCTAAGCCTGCATAACGACTTAAACCAGTACGGAAGTTATTGTATAGTTCTGCCTTTAAGAAAGCAGGTACAAAGCGGTTCTTTACTGTCATTGCTGACAATGTAACACCACTTACGTTATGAGCTACAGCGATTGATTCTTGTCCTTCGTTTTTATCAATCTTCTCGTTTCTAGTCGCAAGCTGAACCAACAAAGAAGCAAGATAAATAGGGCCAGAGCCACCGGACTGCTTTTTAACCAATTCAGGATAGAGTGAAGTTGGGTTGTCATAAATGTGATTAGTAAAAAGAATAGGCACACGAGCCTTAGCTGCTTTAAAGGTTAAAGCGCGCATCATAGACTTCATTGCTTTAGCCTTTGTACCCATATCTGCTGCATCCTTACCTTCTGTAACGTCGCGAAGCTCTTTAGCACTTGCTAAGTTACCAAGACTGTCAATAGCGATAATAACCTTTAAGTTAGGGTCATTAGCTGCAATAATCTTATCTAAGAATGTAGCGATTTGGTTGCGGCAATCTTCTACAGTTTCAACTGGGTAGTATTTTAAACGTTTTGGATCAATACCAACACCTTCAGCTGATTGTTTATCTACTGCTGCTTCCGTATCCCAGACAGCAGCAAAGTAGCCCTTCTTTTGAGCGTTCGCAATGATCTTATTAACAATAAGCGTCTTACCCGCACCGGAAGGCCCGGAAAAACCAGTAACCCTACCAACAGGAATACCCTTATAAAGAGATCCAGAAAAGATAGCATTAAGTGCATAAGAGCCGGTATCAATCCAGTCGCCTACAATAGAAAGAGAGTTATCATCTGAAAGCAGAGATGCATCTGCATTTAGTGCATCTACTGCCTCAAAGATATCTTTCATTGACGAAATCTTAGTCTCGTCATTGTTTTCGTCTGTACGTGGTTTACGTGCCATATTAGTTAGCGTCGTCAAATAACTTAACTACAGGGGTGTTTGCATTAACTGTTGTAGTTTGAAACATTTGAATATATTGAGTGATCAAGTTAGCTTCTAACTTAGTATCACTTTGAACTACAGCACTCTTTGCATATGTCCAGTTAGCGAATTCATCACGGTTAGTAGTAAACTCTCTAAAAAATAAAGGATAAAGCTGTACTTGTAGTTTCTTGTCTGGTGTAGGTGTAACATTCAAGATACATGGCTTGGTAACCGTAATTGTTGCATCGTCTTGAGAAACAAGAGTAGCAATAATAGTGCGTTGAATATTATCAAGGAATACGATAGTTTGGTCTGTGCTCATATAGTTATATTAATATAGTTTTTGTTTTAATCAAGGTTATTGACGTGGGAATTTAAAATAAGGTGCTTTTGCATTAATAAGATACTTGTTGAGTAATTTCTTGTGAGATGCACGAGTAGGAACAATATCCCAACCACCACGTCTTGCATAGTAACATGTCACCATAAGTTCTTCTGGTTGTAATAAGTCCCATAAGCGCTTATAAGCAGCTTCACAAATTTCTTCATGGAAGTGACACTCGTTACGGAATGAAACGATCCACTCTAATAGTGATTGCTCTGTTACTGCTTTATTACCTTTATAATAAATAAAGATATCACCTGAGTCTGGCTGCTTTGTAATCTTACAGTTAGAACGCAACAAAGTACTCATATAAAAGTGTTGTTCTGTTGATTCGGTTTCATTAGCTACTAATAGATCAGCGTTTTCGTTAAATACAGTAAACTTAATTTTTTCTGCACTTTTAATCTGTTCTAACGGACGCCAAATATTAGCACTATGATCTGAAAACCAGATTCCTCTATCTGCTTCAGTTTCAGAGTCAGTAATTTGAGAAAATAGTTCTACCTTAACATCAGTCTCTAATAACAAAGATAAGTCTTTAGAAGCTGTTTGCTTAATGTTCTTAAGTACTTCTTTAGTGTTCTTACCCATTTTCTGCATGTTAAATGAGTTCCAGTATAGCTTCATTGACTTAGACTCTACAATGAAATCATTCTCAGCAGAATAAACTACTTTAGCAACACAAGTAACAGGTAAACCGTTATCTGTTAATGCACTACATTCATAACCGTTCCAAATGTCGTAACCTACGAAAGGTAAGAAACCGTTCTTAAGATCAAGATAGGTACGGTTACGTTGGCGCTCTTCACGCACCAAAATCTCTGGTGTATAAGTGGTAGGAGAGTCTACTCTCTGACCAAGTACTTTATCAATATTATTAGTATTATAGCTCATTAGTGAAATCTTTCTTTATTGTATTAGTTATAATTTTAACTCTATCTTCTACAGAACCCATTACATAAACAAGTTTATCTGTAGGCATTGAATGATGTTTAATATAAAAATCAAACTGCTTTACAACTCCGTCAAAAAACTCTTTACCTACACTTCTTTCACCATCATCTTTTATTTCAAGTTCAGGTACAACATAGAATATTTTATCGTATGTTTTGATCAATTGTTCGTATATAGTTAACGCTGCTTGATATACTTCTTTATTAACTTGACCTTTTTCATAGAAGTATGAAGTATAAGCAATACCGTCTAAAACACCTCTATCTAAGATCCAGTTACCCGGAGTTAAGCCATACTCTAAATGACGAGCCATTACAAGATATTGAGTTAAAGAATTACCATTTTCGTTAATAGGTATAAGGTCTTTTAAACCTCTTGTTAGATTAGTCCTAAATGAAAAGTGATTGTCATCTAAGAACACATCATCTTTTAGAGCTTTTACTAACGTTGTTTTACCTTGTGAATGAGCACCGCAGATTGCAGCTTTATAGTTTGATCTCATAGTTTATTATTTAATAGGCTTTTGCGCATAAAGCCAACCCAATTTTGAATAGCCAAATCATGTAAAGCTTTAACATATTCATCTAAACTGTTAAACGTAGAATAGATATTGTGACTATAGAACTCTTTTTCAGCCACTACTTTACCGGCATCAACTTGAGGTATAACTTCATGAATTACATGTCCGTGTTGATAATAAGGTCTTTCAGCATGGTTAAACCATACTTTAGCTTGCGGGTCCTTACCTTTTAATTCAGGAAACTTAGTAATAAGACCTGGATGTCCGTTATATATTTTATATCTACTGCAAATTTCTGGCGGTAGTATACGGAGGTAACCGTGAAGAGTAATAATATCGGTATGTCTAATAGCTTCACGATATTCTTCTACGGTTGGTTTTTTGGGTAAGAATACAAAACGATCAAAACATTTCTCTAAAAGATTAGGATTAATTTTATCCATATCTTCAAAACTTTTATTAGTTATGATTACATCCGGAAACCTGCCGATACTTTTAGATATCTCATATATCTCAGACCCACTCTGAGAGAAAAATGTTTTCCAGATTAAAGTACGTTTCATATGTTTAGACGATACCCTATTGTATTATCACTAAAGAAAATTACAAGTGTAAAGTCAACAATACCGTGTTTTATTAGGTAAGGTTTGACGTCAACAAGCTCTCTTACCGGGAGTTCTTCATTACGAATACAATCCCAAAAACAATAATCCCGGATATGAACAGAATTGGCCAGTAAGTGAGGATAGTTTGCATGTACTGAATTAGTTATAGCTTCTAAAGTTGTCATCCATTAACGTAATTTCTAAACTGAGCTAAATTATTTGCAATGATTTTTTCCTGTGTTTCATCTGGTATTACATCTAATAAGTCTACAAGTTTGGTAGATTCTTTCTTCCAATTACCTATTGCATTAGAGTATTTTACTTTTTTAATACCATGAACTATAGGAGATGAGGTATCTAACGTCTCAATCCAGTTATACTCTGGTCCTTGATAGAAACTAAACTCTCTTGGGTGTGCACAACCTAATAAGTGATGCGGTTTCTTTGTATTAATAATACCGTCATTCATTAATTGATTAAGTGTCATTACTCTACCCATCATATAAGATACCCATTTGTTAGGGTGAGGAAACAATTTAAGATAGTAAGAATAGTCAAATGAAATAGCTAACTTATCTATACCAAGTTCTTGATCTAATGTTACATAGCATTTAACTAATTCTCCATAAGTCTTACCTTGCACCACACCTATCACCTTAGAATTATTAATAAAGTCCCAATCGTGCCATAAACACTTCTTAGCAAAATCAATAGTGCCTTGACAGTCTTCTAACACATCAGGCACAATAAACTCAGTAGGCTGAAGTCTCTGTATCCAGTAAGCATAACGCTTAGAGTCAAATGACTTACCTAGTTCAAAGATAGAATTATCTAATAAAACATGTCTGCCCATCTTAACCCCGTCTTCAAAGAACTTGTAATATTCAGGATGTGTTTCAAAAAGATGCACGAGTGCATAGCAGTAATCGTTGTATGTACGAGATATCTCTAACATACTTAAAGGAGATTCGTGAGATATTTTAATCATGAGAATATATCAAATAGGTCTGTTGTTACTTCGTTGGTTAAATCTGGTAATCGCCAACCTACTGCATCATACACAGCAAGTATTGGTGGTTTTATTATTGTATTGAACATTTCAATATAATCTACTTCAAATTCTTTAAATTCTGGTGGAAAGTTGTAAGGGTAGCAAAGAGTATCAATGTTATACTTGTTTGGTGCAATATAAATCTTTTTTACTTTACCACCGGATGTAATACGTTCATACTTTGTTTCCAACTTTAAATGCTTTAGTAATTGATTATACCAAATTGCACCTTTCACGTGGTTAGGGGTACCAGTACCAATTTTAAAGCCATCTGCTTTGACTTCATACTTCTCTAAGTCACTAAGACCTCCACGTATAGCTATCTCATCAACATGTAATGTTTTAAAAGAGTCATAAACCTCTTTATAAAGACTGTTAGCTTTTATTTGATCCTGACCTAACAAAGAGTTCTCAATGACCTTCTTAATCAGTTCTTTTGCTTTCTTTGGCGTAGTAGATCTTGCGATTTCAACACCCACATACTTAAACTTATTAACATTTGCACCTTCATCGTTTAATACGTGTATAATGTAACGTTTCTTTTGTAGATAAACCCCTACATCACAAATAGATTCACGCTTAAAGAAGTAACGAGGGTCTGTAGATTTAAATTCTGCTGCAGACCAGCGTTTAATCTCGTTATTTAAATACGTACCGATCTCTTCATCAATTAATTTTAAACCTTCTGGAGTTACTTTATTATTAGCAAATAATTTTATCTTAAGCTTATCAACAATCGGTTGAATAGTAACATGAGTGCTGTCAGTATCGCCATATATATTAAGAGAAACGTCAACATTGTATCTTTCTTTAGCATATTGATCAAGTATGATACCTGCTTGCTTAACCACCGATTGACCAGTAAGAGTAATGCTACCAGCGTGATCGCTATCACAAATAGGGCTAAACTTATTAGCAAAAACCCCGTAGATAGAATTGAGAAGAATCTTGATGACATGTTGGATGGTGTCAGCTCGTTCCATATTAAACTTACACATTTTGTATTCATCAGTATCAGAAGTTAAATTACTTAGTTGTTTCTTATATTCAATATATTGGTTTTTGTTTCTTACGCGTTCACTGTAAAGGTTGTCAATCAAAGACGGTACCACACCCTTTTTCTTTTGAGTGTATAAAACGTCAGCTTTAGATATAGCTAACTTTTCAACCTCCATAAGCTTTTGAAGCTTATCGTTAGGCACAGTCTTTTCTACACCACTCGCAAGTAATAACGTGGTATCTGTATCGGTTTTACGTATAATTTTACCGATTTTAGTCTCTGGTGAAATGTTAAGTGTAATGATAGTATTGGGGTATAGAGAATTAGCATCATAACTCACTACTGCGGTCTTTAAACCACGTTCGGGGTCTCTGACATAACCACCTTGAATTTCATCTCTTGTAGGTCCAGATACAAACGTAGGTATAACCATACCGTGTTTATATGCTTCTAAGGCTACACAACCAGTCACTATGGACACTTTACCTAAGGCAGCTTCAAAAGACGTTAAGCCTTTGTAAGCCAACATACGAATAATCTTAAAGAACTGTAGTTTCTTCTCCATTCGTACTAACAGATCAACGTCTTGAATATTGTAATCTACAAAGTTGTTCCAATCGTTTTCAGACAGAGAGGCTAAGTTAGTAGCGTTAATAGCCAGTTTACCTTCACCTAATTCGTGTTGTGCTACAAAGTTTAATGCATAAGATTCTAATAGGCCACGTGCAAAGCCTTTATACACTTCCATATAGTCCATAGCTGATACACCGTGTATGTACCAACGATCTAACTCTTGTCCTTTAACGAAAATACCTTTACGACACCAAAGACTCTTTAACGGGGATAAACGTTTAGCTGCACTCTCACCTAATAGACTATTAATACGGTTAATGAGATAGGGAAAATCAAAGAAGTCCGTATTCCACCCAGACAAAATATCGGGGTAGTAGTCTTTCTCCCAAAACTCTAAGAACTTATTAAGTAAGTCTATTTCACCGCTACACTCAGTATAAACAACGTTTTTACGTGAAGGTGTATAAGCCTTGCAACCCCAAGTATAGAACGTTTCAGATAAGTTATCGTATATCGTTATAAGGTTGATAGGGTGCTTAGCGTCTTTAGCTTCAGGAAATTCATCTGGAGAGTAAACTTCAATATCAAGGAAGCATACTTTTAAAGGGTTAGCAGAGAACTCAGGTTTTTCGTAATCGTCTTTGTACTTCTCAATAAGAAACTGTTGTTCTACCTGAATATTATGATACAAACGTTTAATAGCGCCATCCTGAGCAGCTTTATTACGTTCAAAAGCATTTCTGAATACTTTCTTCTTTAACTTAGTGTTAAAGATAGACAAAGCATCGTGACTATCCATATTGGTCTCTACATAAAAGTAAGGACTGTATGGGGTCTTAGTCATAACCCGTTTACCGATATTGTCCCAGGTAAATAGGTAAGCTAAACTCTCTCGGGAATTATAATATACGTTACGATACACAAAACATATTATGTACCCTCTTACTAACTAATCAAGAAGGAAAGTAAACTTTCATGTGCTCATCAATATGATCTTCTAACCAGTACTTGGTTGCAACCTTACGAGCATCATCTGATTCATTTAAGTACATTCTACGATCTTTTAGTAATTTCTTAGCTAAATCCATCATTTCATCAGGAGTATTAAATCGTAAAGGCGCTACAGGGTCTGTATTGTATGGTGGAGCATCTTGGCATAAACAAGGCACTCCTAATGCACCTGCTTCAAGGTACTTGATAGGTGCTTTTGCATAATTAAACTTGTTATTTTGTAAAGGTGCAAATGCTAAGTTAAGATTTAACGAATCAAAAGCATATGCATATTCATATAAGCTTTTCCAACCTACAAATTCAACATCTCCAGACTGTACCAAATCTTGTAAGCTATAAGGTATACCACCCATAAACACCCATTTGTAGTCTTTATAAGTTTTACGTATTAATGGTATATACGGATCAATGTCGTCTTGCACCCCTTGTAACCTATCAATATTTAAATGAGTCGGACTACCTACATAACCGATACGTGGACGTTTTTTGTTACGATCAAAATTTTCTACTACTTTTGCTTTATTATAAAAACGATCTATCCAAAACTTTGGCAAATAATTAGGAACTACTATAGAAGGTACACCTGTTCTTTCCGTGTAATAATCTGCCATAAACTTAGTAGGGCAGGTAATGGCATCACAATGCTTAATAATCTCTATTGCTGTTTTACTAATAACAGGATCTACGAAAGCAGAACGTGACTTGTTATATAGTGGAATATCTTCAGGGAAAATGACATCGTCAATTTCATAATACAATTTAAACTTGTTTCCATTGTTAGAGGTATGTCTTAAGAACTTTACAAACTCTAATTGTGGTGGTGTTACCTGGCGTTGAATTTTTACTGATTTAACCGTAGCATAATACCGAGGGTCTAAAAGCATTACAGTAGAGTTAGTGACGACTCCTTTACCAGATGAGTTAATTAACGACTCAGGCCAGTGCATACGCCAAAAACCACAGCCACCATGATCAGCAGCAAAGCTCATGGCTGTATTTGCTGGTGCACCTGGAGTGGGTCCACTCTGTATAGCAGGAACATGATTCTGTGGTGTTGGAACACCAAGTGTTGGTGCA